CCACATGATATTAAAGTAAAAGAGTTAATAGCCGGTAAAACTAGATGGGATGCAATGAGAGAGCTTGGATTTAACTTAGTATTAGTTAAGAGGCATGGATTGCTAGATGGTATAGAAGCTACTAGACAGTTTTTGAAAGAGGTTGAAGTAGATGAAAGCTGTGAACTTATAAGAAGAGCTATTCAGAATTACAGAAAGAAGTTTGACAAAAAACTTGGTGTATTCTTAGACTCACCACTACATGATGAGTTTTCACACCCTGCTGATATGGTTAGGTATATGGCTATGGGACTTAGATACTCAGCACCTACAGACAACTATACTATAGGTAGGTCTAAAGAACGTAGACATATAAGTTCAACTTATATGTCTAATGATGGATATGATATATAATTTAAACAAACTTTAATATTAGTTTTGCTATAATTAGCTATTGTAAAAAATTAAATATAAAGGATATACAATGAGTACTCCAGTAACCACTGATACTCTAGAACATAGTTCAGAGTCTCAACAGCAAATTGATTTTGAAAAGCGGTATAAAGATACACAGGCCGCGTACACTAAGTCGCAACAAGAATTAAAGGCAGTAAAAGCCAAAGTCGATGTGCTAGAAAAATTAACTACCCCTCAAATTCAGATTGATGCTGAGGCTCAAAAAGAACTAGATGACCTTAAATATTCTGACCCAGATGCATGGAGAACAAAGATGAATAATCTTGAGCTTGATGCAAGAAGTAAACATCAAAACTTGATAAGCGCTGCAGAGCAACAAGCTGCGATACAAGCTGAAATGGACAGAAGAACTCAAGTATTAAATGAGTATAATAGAAGCCATCCAGGATTTGAAATTACTGATGAAGTAATTCAATTAGATGTTCCTACTAGAATTACTAAAAAACTTGAATCTGGTGAACTTAGCTTTGATGACTTCTTAGGTGAAGTTAAAGAGTTTTTGTATGCACCAAAGAAAGTTGGTACTACTAACAAAACATTAGGACAACCAAACTTAGGTAATTTAGGTGGAGGAGACACTCCTTCTGATACAGCTATGTCTAAAGATATAGTTGCTAATTATAAAAATATAGCTTATTAAAAAGGACAAATAAATGGGTACAGGTAAAGTAGCATATGGTTCTGAGCTAAAAAGAAAAGCATGGATGTCTGAAGGGTTGATTCAAAAATCAGCTACTTCATTTTGGTCTCCATACAAAGGTACTTCTTTTGACTCAGTAATCATGGTAGCAAATGATATTTCTAAAGGAAAAGGTCATACAGTTGTTTTTGACTTCGATGGTAATTTAAGTGGTAAACCTGTTAAAGGTAATAAAACTGCTAAAGGTACAGGAGAGCAAAAGAAAAAATTCTCTGATAAATTAGTTGTTGCAGATTACAGATATGTAGTTAATAACGGAACTAAATTTGATGGTGTTGAAATTGGTGATTTATCAATTAATGAGCACTCTGATTCAAGAACAAAATTAGCTGACTTATGGGTAAGAAGTGAAGACCAAGCGTACTTCGACTTAGCTCAACAATCATCTGAATTTGGTATTGATTTAGGTTCTACATTCACTTTAGATGCAGTTTTAGATATTGAAACAGTTGTTAAAACTGGTACTGGATTTGATACATCTCCAGCAGGTATTTCAAAAAGATTACCACTTAAACCATTTACATTAGCTAATGGTAAACCAGTATGGTTATTCTTATGTGATACACATATGAAAAACAAACTTTTAAAATCTTCTGGTGCTCAATCACTATTAGCACAAATGGATTTAAGAGGAAATGAAAATAGATTGATCAAATCTCAAATTGGAACAATTGGTAACTTCTTATTCTTAGATGCTGGTTCATTCTTCGGATATACAGATGGAAACATCTTAGTTGATGGTTACTATGAGTATGAAAATACTGGTGTTGAAATGGCTGGTATGAGATTATATGATACTGTTAATGCTAAATGGTCTGGTCAAACTGGATTCTCACAAGCATCAACATTAAAATCAAGAGGTGTTATCTTAGGGGCTGGAGCATTCCAAAAAGCTAACGGTATGATGCCTGATTATAAATATGAAGCAACTGATTTTGGTAAATTCTCAGAATCTTGTTTAGAAACTTGGTGTGCAGCTAAAGCAACTAAGTTATTAGCTGAAAATGAAGACTATGCAGATGGAAAAGTAGCTGGATACAACTACGGTTCAATTTTCGTAGACGTAGCTGTGTAAGGAGTATTAGATGGCAACAGATATTAGATTTAAAGATAAAAATAACCAAAAGAAAAATATTAGTATTTTTGCTTCTGGATTAATAGAGTGTGCATTAGGTGCAAATCCTGATTATACTTTATTTACATTACCAAAAGCATCTTTAGTTACAGGAGCTTATGCTATTGTAACTGATGCTGCTGATACAGGTGATACATTAGATATTAAAGTTGGTTCAACTGTAGTAGCTAATGAGATTGCTATTTCAGCATTAGGTATTGCATCTGGAACTGTAGCTCCTACATATTTTGCAACTGGTGGTACTGTTTCAGTAGTAGCTGGTGCAGGTGGTGTATTAGGTGCAGCTGGTGCATTTAAAATAGTTGTTGAGTATATCGAAACTGAATTAACAGACGGTACATATACTGACTAAAAATAAATAGACTCTCTCTTAAGGGAGGGAGGACTATTTTATAAAGTTCTCCTACTAATGAGAGAGTTTTATTAAATAGTTAAGGATAACAATGAGTAGAATACTCAATATTATAAGTGATGCAAGAGCGGTCCTTGGAGACCCTAATGGTTTACGATATCCTACTGATACATTAATAAGTTTAGTTAATCAAGCACTAAGACGTATATGCTTAGCTGCTAACTTACTTAAAACTAAAAGTTATGTAAAGCTAGAAAATAATACTGCAATATATAACTTAAGTCCTTATGCTTTAAAGATAGATAGGATAGAGTATGTAGACAAAAACATAGAGCTTAAAGACTCTATTGAATTAGATAAATTAGACCCAGATTGGCATAATACTACTGGAGATACAGTACAATATATAGTTATGGATAAAACGTCTAACGGTAAGTTTTATATTTACCCTAAACTTACAACTAATGTATTAAACAATGTTACTAGTAATAGTTTATATGGTGGAATAATAGACATAACAGTTACTGATGGACTTTTTGAGATTCCAGTAGACACCATAGGCAGCTATAGTTATAAATACTTAACAGTATATTATACTAAAAAACCAGATACTGTTACAATAGATACTACAGATGAAGAATTTGAAGTAGATTCTGCTATTGATGATGCTATAATGTACTTTGTTACAGGCTTTGCACTAAGGCTGGATAATGATACATTAAATAGACAGTTTGGAGTAGAGCAATTACAGTTATTTGAAACTTCAATGACTGAATTAAAAAATAAACAGAGTAATTCAAATAATAACTTGAATTATAAAGAAATTCCATACATAGGATTTGTATAATGAATGTAGAAATAAATAGACAACTATTAGGGGTTGAAGATTTAGCAATTGGAACTGATGTTATTACTCAAACTAGGGTTGGACAGCAAGTAACTATTACTGAAATTAATGCAGATAACATTCCTTATGATAGTCAATCTAGTATTAAAGATAAAATAGATAACTTTTCTGCTACAATACAACAAGTAGATAAGCTAAGTTTTAATTTATTATCTGGGTTAACTGTTACAGAAGGGGAGTTATCTTGGAACGACGCTGACCAAACGTTAGATTTAGGTCTTGATAATGAAGTTGTGTTACAAGTAGGGCAAGAGTTACTAGTTAGGGGTAAGAATACCTCAGGTTCTTCTATAGCTAATGGTAAAGTACTTATGGTTACTGGTGCAGTTGGTGCTAGTGGAGTAATTGCTGTAGGATTACATGATGGTACTAAAGCTAGTGGACATAAGATATGTGGTGTAGCTACTGAAACTTTTGATATTAATGAAATAGGATTTTCACTAGTTAGAGGTAAGTTAAGAGGTATAAATTGTACAGGTACTCCTTATGGAGAAACTTGGAATCATGGAGATGCTATATGGGTAAGTCCAAATGGTAATGGAGCTATGACTAATATAGAGCCTAGTATAGCACAATTAAAAA